AGAGAAATATACTCCAACATATGGATCAATTTGTTGCATAATCTGTAATCTAGTTGCTAATAGTTCTGCTTCTTTAAGTTCAGCAAAGTTATTATCTTTGAGGAAGTCGTAGTGAATCTTTTGTTTTAATTCATTCCACTCATCGACTGAGCAAATACCTTTAAGTGCTAATTGACGCTCCATAAGTTCATCGAACATCAATGTAAATTTGCTACGAATGCGGTCGATAAACTTCATAAACTTTAGTTCATCACGAGTAACCTCTGTTGAACGACCAAGGCTAAACCCTGTTTGTGGTTCAAGTCTAGATACAGGAACGTTTAATGACTTGTAAAGTTTTTGCTCGAAATACTTAACGTCAGCAAGCTCGCCGAGATTCTCACCAGCTGGTAGTGTAGTGATCTCTGTTGATTTACCTTCACCGCGACGTGGAATCCAAAAGTCTTCCATCATTGACATAAACTTGCGATCGTCTTTGACTTCACCAGTTGTTGAGTCATAAACAACCTTGTTACGGAACTTCGTCATAATATCGCGGAGATATTGTTCTGACTTAATCTTCGGCATGTTACCAACGTCAATATAGAACACACGACGTTCTGGTGCACGAGAGATACGATAGATAACAATCGCATCTTCAACCATGCGTAATTGATTGAGTGGTTTAATTGCTTTATGTAGATAACCCAAAACCATTTGACGTTTTGGATCTAATAAACCAGAGTTAACATTGACTACTGCATCAGCAGCAATCTTTACACCTGAATCTGTTGGAGAAGCAACAAATGTTTGACCCATTTCTGTTGCTTTATCGTTGTAGACATAGAACTCTCTTGAGCCTGTAACAACTTCAATACCTGTACGTGGATCTTTTTTCTTATCTAGAACACGAATCTTTTTAGTTTTTCTTGGATCAAGATAAACTAGTTCGCGAATACCAAGTTTAGGTTGCTTCTCGTCAATGAGCACTTGAAAAAACAAACGACCATCAATATACCAGCGACGGAAAACATCATTGCCGCTGTTTGAAAAGTCTAGTAAACGTAGAACTTCATCAAATTCATCACGAATCATTTCTTTAATGTTATCAGGTTGTTCTAAATCGTCAAGAATAATTGTGACTGATTTACCTTTCTCGTCATGAACAATTGCTTCGTTAACAATGTCATCAATCGCAGACTCGAGTTCTGGCTGCATTGCCATCTCACGATAGCGCGTGATGAGATCGTTCTCGGTTTTAAAGGAAGATTCTAGATTAAGATAAGTGCCAAAATAACCACCAGAAGTGATAGTCACTGCACCGTCGTCTGTTGTAGGTGCAGTGACTGCTGGTTGCACTTGCTCTGGTTGATTTCCGCGGACTATCTGGAATCCGAAGAGATTAATTCCTGCCATATACTAACTCCATGATAAAGAAGTAACCAAAAGGATCAAACCACTGATTCGGCTGCAGCTTCCCACCATTGATAAGCAAACGTCACTGAGTATTCTTCGATCGAATCATTGTTGCCCCAATCGAGATCGATTGGTGCGAGGTCATTTGGGAATAGACCAACAAATTTATAAGATTTGATGATCTTACCTGTCTTGCCGTAGTGTTTGACGAACGCATCAGTGCCATAAGAAGTTGGCGTTGCGGCTGATGCAGAGCGAGTGTTGAAACGATGAGAATTAATTCCATTCATCCAGCGCTCGAAGGCATTGCGGACAACGAAATCTTCATCGTTTAGAACTGTTACTGTCCAGTCAGCAAACGTACGATTGCCAGCAAACTTTACTTCGCGACCGAAGTATTGTACTGGAACCACACCTACTGTTGATCCTGGAATTTGAGCAGTCTTACAAACGAAACGTAGTTTTCTTGCAGCATTGCCTGGGAGAGAAAAAAACGGAAAGTTCATCTCAACTTCAAACAGATTAGCGCGAGCGCCATCAAACTGCATTTGAGAACGAAATTCAGATACATTAAAAGCCATTGTATTCTCCTGACTTTATCCTATTCTATTTATTAGAAGCGTCCAACGATCTCGTCGAATGCTACGCCACTGCGAACAGCGACAAAGTTCAACTGAATGAAGTTTACGCTTCTTGCTGGTTTGATGTAGATATCGCCAATAAACTCATTGCGGTCGATAACTTCTGGCGTATTGTTTGTTTCGTCACAAACACAACGGAAGTCATAGATACCGCGACGACCCTGGACATCGCGCAAGAATGGCTCAACGAGTGCTACGAACTGTGCTCTTGTAAACTCATCATTGAATTCGAAGAGACTTGAACGAGCAGCTGCGGAAATCGCCTTTTCTAGTACGATGAACAAGCGACGAACATTGATACGATCAAATGCACTTGGGCGACCCTGTAGCGTCTTATCTCCGAAGAGAACAGTTCCTTCGCCTGGGAAGGCAACTACTGGGTTAACACCACCCTTGTATAGCGTATCGCGTTCTGCTTGAGTTGGATTAAATGCCAACTTGACAAGATTGCGAATCTGACCACGATTTAGACCAGCTGGTGAGAACCATGGGTCACGTTGTAGATCGGTGCGAACGCAAAGACCAGCAACGTCAGCATTGAGCGGAATCCAACGATACACGTCGTCGTATTTGTCATACTGATACTTCCAACCTGAGTCCATTACACCGTAAGATGTATCGGTTAGAGCATTGCGATAATTAACCACCGCAGCAGAGGCTAGAGCGCCGACAACGTTTGCTTGGGCTGGAGATACGAACGCAACGCAATCCTTACGATTTGATGCAACTGTTAGATACTCATTGGCTACAGCCACTGAGTCGATTGCTGAGTTTGCTCCAACGCCGCAGTCACCTGCGAAGAGTAGAGAAACATCAACCTTTTCCTTGTTATCAAACAAGTCAATTCCAGTTACGATATCGCTTTGCTTTACTGAACCATCAGCACCATTCACGAGAGAATATGTTGTGGTTGAGAATGCTGGTGAGTGGAATGTAGCACTTGCACCGCTTACGGTTGCAACTGTTTGACCCCATGCGTTTGATGCACCAGAGCCAACAGCATGTCCTAACCAGTGAATGTATTTTGAATTGCGATATAGAACTTCTTTATAGTAGATTGATGAGCCATCGTCGCCACGTGCATCAGAGGCTTTTGATAGATTTGCCCAACGTTCTAGAACTGTATTTGCTGTTCCAGAAATTAAGCCATCTTCGTCAATAACTAGAACATGTAGTTCGTCTTTAACGTTAGTTGCGCCAAGAGAAACAGCATAGTTTGATGTTCCTGGCTGACTGTCAAAGTATGCTGAATATCCGCCTGTGTTTGCTGCAGTCCATGCGGCAGCTGAAACGGTATTGGCAAGTACAACTACTTTGAGTGAGTTTCCGATTGTTCCAGGATAACGAGCAGCGAACTGTACGTTTGTATTTGAAGCAGAATATTGATTGTTAAAATATTCTTCATCATTTGGAATCGTTGCATAGTGGCTTGTGTTAGAAACTGCGTTGTTTGAGCAGTTTGCGCCAACAGTTCTGTTGAGTGCGCGAACCACACGGAGATCGTTGCCGTATGCTAGGAAGTTTGCAGCAGAGATAAATGATCCTGCAGTGTTTGAATCTGGTTCAAAGAATTTTTGAGCGAGATCTGATTCGCTAGAAACTTGAACAATTGTATTTGCTGGACCCCAGCGGAATACGCCAACCGTTGCACCAGTCGAAACACCTACAGCTGGAACGGAAGTTGTGAGATCAATTTCAGAAGTGTTAACTCCTGGAGAAACTAAAAATGCCATGGTTTTACTCCTGTCTTGGAGAAATAGAAATTCTACGGTTTATTTAGTAAATTGGGGTTTTTAACGATCAACGACCTTCCACACTGCACCATTAGAAACAAAATCAAACTCTCTACCATCTACATCAACATGTCCAGCCAACGGCATTGGTAGTGATTCTTCTTCAATTTGTCGCATCTGTTCCTGGTATAGTCGTTCTTTTAGATTTGTATTTGTGAGGTCAGCAAAAAAGGTTTGATTTGTCATCCAAGAGAACAATACCAAGCACATAACCAGATCATCATGCGAACCTTCTTCAGCCTCGAAGCTGCCGCCTTTAGCAATGAATGTTGAGAGTTCAGAAATAGTATCAAAATCTTCAACCAGTAACTTTTGAGATTCAATGAGACCCTTCATAATAGAACAACCCAAACGTTTTACAGACTTGGTTGTTCTAATTCCACGATTAGACCTATTACCATAACCCCATGTAAGCGCAATTTTAGTTTTAATTTCCACGGTTGACAAAATATTTTCA